TGGAAATTTTGTCTCGCGCCTTAGACGAACTCGATGTAGACAACTACGTTGACTTCAACGTGGACCAAGTGCCCATTTTGATGCTCTACGAACAGGAGCGTCATCGCTACTTGATGGATGAGTTTAACGCAGGTCTAATCAGCAACAACGAATACCGAATTGGCTCAGGTCGTAAAGAGACCGAAAGTGATTTGGCTGACTCGTTGCTGGCTAACCCAAACCTGATTCCAATCTCCAACACAAAGAAGAAGATGCCAGACCCATCTCAGGTTCAGGTCCCTGGAGCCCCAGGACAGCCAGGAGTACCAGGCATGCCACCAGGTGCCCCTGCAATGCCAGGCATGCCTCCAGCACCCGGGGAACCGCCTGTGGACCCAAACACAATGGCAGGAGCACTTGCAGAAGTCGGCTCAACCGCACCTCCGGGTGGCGAGTTGGCTCAGTCTCCGATTCCTGGAATGCCTCCCGGCATGATGACTGGCGCAGAGCCTTTACCTATGGGTGCAACAAGCGCTGAATCTTCCGAGTTTGAGACAAAGTCTCTTGAGGCTGAAAACAGTTCTCAGAAATTAGAGATGGAAAGATGGGAAGAAATTCTCGTCAGAAGCATGGAAAGAGTTCTTGAAAGACAGCAAAGGGTTGTTCTAGAGAAGTCGAGTGGAGCAAAGGCCAAGAAGGCTTTGTTTGCTGGAACTCTTGATATCCCTTCAGTTCTCTCGACGGAGACATGGGACAGGCAGTTTGATGAAGACATCAAGCCTGTTGTGACTGCAATTGTTAAAGAATCCCTGAAGGCCTCTTCTCCTGTTGGTAAGAAGTCCGCAAAGAATTCAAATACAGAAGCAGACATTATTGCTCAAGTTGAATCTCAAATGTCGAGAATGAAAAGCCTCAACCAGGATTTGACGGATGAAATAACATCACTAATGCTTTCTTCGATGAACATTTCCGATGAAGACCAGAGAGCCGGAGCGTTCAGGTCGAACATTGTTTCTTTGTACACAAATGTGCTTGCAAAGAGAATTCCTGAAATTGCCGAAGAAGAAGCTCGTCGGGCATGGACATACGGAAAGTACATCACAGTATAGTTTTAGTATTTGGTTTTAGTAAACAAACCGAAAAACCCTAATACTTGCCGTTTGGTGCAGTCTTTGTCGTTTATTATCGAAGAATACACAAGGAGCCACATGCCCTCTTCGAAAAAAAATTCTGACATTCAGTACAAGGCCGCACCGCAAGGGATGGTCAATCTTGACGAGGCCGAAGGCATCGTTGAGTGTTTTGTCGCAGGTATTGGAAACAAAGACTCAGTAGGCGATGTTTGTGCCCCTGGAGCTTTTGGTAAGAGCCTGATTAGACGCAAGCCTCGCGTTGTTTGGGGTCACAACTGGAACGACCCAATCGGTAAAGTCCTTGATATGTATGAGGTTCCGCCTAGCGACCCTCGTCTTCCTGGCAAAATGAAAGCTGCCGGTATTGGCGGTTTGTATGCTCGTGTTCAGTTCAACTTGAAGTCGGAAAAGGGCCGTGAAGCTTTTGCAAACGTGGCATTCTTTGGCGAAGAACAAGAGTGGTCAATTGGCTACAAGACTATTAACGCCAAGTTCGACCCCCAAATGCAAGCAAATATTTTGTACGAAGTTGAACTTTACGAAGTTTCTCCAGTCCTTCATGGTGCAAATCAGCTGACAGGAACAATTTCAATAAAGTCCGAAGACCAGTCTTCGTCAGTTTTAGTAAACGAGCAGCCGACCATTGATGGTCTTAACGTAAACGAACTCTCTTCTGTACTTGATGCTCTCAAGACAATGGCAGTAGCAACTGACGAAAAATGCGGACCAACAATGCCCATGAACATGCCCGTGGGGATGCCTTCCGGCGGACCAGGGATGCCGTCTGCACCAAAGCCAATGCAAACTCAGGCACCAAGAGATGCTGTTAAGCCAGAAGTCCCATCAATGCCAGAGAACCCAATGCTTGTAGCAATAAGAAGAGAACTTGTTGCCAGAACCGGCTCGAACATAATTGTTCGCTCGGCAGCTGAGAACAATGTTGTTTTCGACAGAATTACCTCTGATGGAGTTTCAAGCACATACAAGCTTCCTTACCACTTCATGAACGGCGAGTTCATGTTTGGTAAGCCAGAAAAAATCAACATGCAGATGAACCCAGAATCAAGCGTTCCCGACATGCCAGGCGCTATGCCTCAAGTTGCTGGATACAGCAATCCAGATATGTTCGACGCAGGAAAGTCGCTAATCTCTTTTGACGATACAAGCTGGGGGGGTGGTTTTGGTCAGCAAATACCTGCTCAGCAAGTTGACACCTCAACCCTGAATAGCGTCATCAGTAACCTTGAGAAGATTATTGAAGAGAAGTCAACGTACATAATCCCTGTCGATATTGAAAACGCATTTCAGGTCAAGCAAGCCATTGACCCAGTTCTTGATTACTACAGAGTTGACGCAACGGTTACCGAAGATGGAATCATTGTCAAGTCGCTTGATAGTGAATTCCTTGATGCAATGGACATCGCTACAAAGGGCGTATTTCGCAGCATCGGCAACATGGTTGACAGAGCTGTAGATAGACCAAATATCGGCAGTGGGCGCAATAGAAGAGATACGAATCCCAACCTCGCATCAAGAAGTCGCGGTATTGGTTCACGGGGAGCTGTAGTAAGACTCAGTGATGGAACGATGTGGGACCCAAAAAACGCACCGGACAGGAACAATAACGGCATTGTAGGCGAAGGCCTTACCGATGGTCGTGGCATGTCCCTGTCCCAGCCGGACCCAACACCGGATGGCCCTAATTCAATCGACGGGCCAAAGACTCCAAAGACCCCAAAGGCTAAAGCCCCTAAAGTGTCAAACGCCCCAAAGAAGGCTACAAGGCTTTCTTCTGGTAGGGATGATGCTGAATACGCTCGTGAGCTTGCAAAGCAGCGAGAAGCAGATAGGGCAAGAGGAGAAAACGCGACAAACCCAATAGGGAAACAGCCTGCTCCCAAAAAAGAAACTATTGACACAGGAAGCAACATAAATCTTGCTGATATGACTCCCGAGGAAGCTGCCGACTATGCAGCATGGCAGGACGAAGAAACATGGAGAGACAGGGATGATAGGTTCTCTTCTGGATTGCTGCAAACGATTGCTGACAACCCAGCCCTAGCGGGTTTGCTTACTGGGTATATCTGGGCCAAGGTCGACAGACGAAATAGGGACGACTCATACGACGACTCAGAAGACGGCGATGGTGGAGTGGAACGTTTTTCTTCTGGAAAACTACTGCTTACAGACCAACAGGTAGCAAATATTGAGAAGCGTCTTACTGCTCTTGAGGCTGCACTTGAATCCGGAGATGAAGAAGCACAAAAAGAACTGCTTAAAAAAATATTCAAGGTAGACAGCGATGAAGAACTAAATAACGTTATTTACAACAAGTTCTTGAACGACGAGATGTTCGAACTTCTTGATACTCGCGATGTTGAAGTTTGGGGAAACCCTCCCCTCTACAACCCTGACGAAGAGCAAGAATACGTTGAAGAGATGTTTCTCTACAATAGAGCGCTTGAAATTCTAGATGAAACAAATGACGGAAGCTACGATATGCCTTCCACTATTGAAGAAATAGCCGACATACTCGGAAGCGAAGAGCTTCTATCTGATGCGCTACAGACCCAAATACGCCTCAGAAAAAATAAACTGGAGAATAACAACAAAGCACAGCGCCTCTCTTCTGGTATGGACTTCGACAAAAAGGGTGCGTCAGGTCTCAGAGAGATGCGTCACGCCGAGCGCAATCCGCTCCGTTATGACTTGCCTGAAGAAAAAGCAGCCCGTGACGCCTATGAAGAAATTGTTGCAAATTTTATAAAGAACAACGGCTTCTTTATGGAAATACCAATGTACAACGGTGACCCAAAGTGGCAAAGTGAAGACTGGTACCGTGCACGAGAGTTTGCTACGAACGTAGCAAAACTGCGTTTTGAAGACGACTATCTAAATGACCAATTCATGCAATTCTTCAACAAGCCAGGGAAGCCTTCAAAGAAAGACTTTTTTGCCAAGAAGGGCACTGTTGATTACAAGTCCTGGTACATGGCCAAGACCCCGCAAATTACCAGCGACATCGATAACGTTATAAATTCTGACCAGTACTCGGACAACTTCAAAGAGTCATACATGAACGCAGTTCGTTCATTCTTGTATGTAAACAGACCTGAATTCGGTCCATATGGTGGCGACGACCCTGCTTACCAAGCATGGCTGCAGCAAGCAGGTCTTGGCTGGGGTGGAAGATACAGTAACTCTGGTCCTTCACTTGACGAAATGCCAAGACTCTCTTCCGGTGCTACTCGCGGAAGCAAAAAAGACAACTTCATTAGGTCCTACGACAACCCAGAAGACCTAAAAGAAGCAATATTCTCTCATTTGATAGCGAACAACATAAACGACTACGAAGACATGACTGCGGAAGATTTGGCTTACGCACTAAATGTCAGGGCGCAACATATTGAACCTCTTCTTGATGCAGTTAAAAAAGACGTTAGTGAATCAATAGACGACTACGAACTGTATGCATCCATGCGGCCCGAAATGACCGATGCTGAAATGGAAGCAATGGCACAAGACTTTGCTCGTGCACAAACGGTCACTGACAGATTTGCTGATATGACACCTGAAGAAGCTGCAGATTACGCCGCTTACATGGACGAAGAGACATGGAGGGACAGACTGTCCTCCGGTGCCAAGGGGAATACCTCAGAAGAGCGCATATCCAATTTCTATAATGATATGGCGGAGCAAACCACAGCCTTTACACAGGACCTAGCCAATGGAGATGCTCGCCTATTTGGAGACATGTCGGACACGGAACAACTTACGGTGTTCAATGGAATTAAAGAAAGACTTTCAGACAACAATCCAAGCATGGTTGGCGTTCTGGAAGACGGCGGACTAGATATTGATGGGTACCTTCAGGAATTCCCTCAACTACACCCCGACTCCCCATCTTCAGGAAATCAAAGACTGTCTTCAGGCCATGGCTCGCGTCCACGCGGGAAGACAGTTAAGTACGGTTTCGTTGAAGATAAATCTCCACGTCACATAAAGAAGGATGGCAAGTGGGTTCAGGTTGACGACGGACAAAAATTGTTTGTTGACATCTATGACAGGTTTGAAGGCGGAAGAGACCAACGAATCACTATTGATGAGTTGCGCGACGAGAACGGAATTCCGAATGGAAAATTCGCGCTCGGAAGACTCGTATGGGACGATTATGAGGGTTACTACGACGATGAACCAGACTGGGACATTGGCGGAGAATTAAGCGATGAAGATTTCGACTCTATTGACTCAGCTATGGAATTTGCAAGAGACTGGGCAAGAGAAAGAGGTCAGTTTTTTGGTGCCTCAAATGAAGAAATGGATGACCCATTCTGGTGGGACAGCTCCGTAACTCCAGAGACAGCCAGGGCAGCATGGGATGCTGATTTTGAAAGATATATGGCCAGACGTGATGCTGAGTCAGAAGCCTGGAGAGCCGCAAACCCAGATGGCGATAGGTTCTCTTCTGGAAGAAGCATCGCAAGAAGACAGGGCAGCGGCAAAAACAGTCGTGCTCGTGGACAACGCCCATGGAGCGATGAGGACCGTCAAAATTTTGCTGACGGCAATAAGCTTCGTGCCCAAACAGTTCCAGGCAAGCGTCGTCAAGGACCTTCGGTGGACGAGTTTTCTTCCGACGAAAGACTTTCTTCAGGTATTAACAACTTCAACAGGTACAACATTGCCACTCCAGAGGGCTGGAAAATGCCCGAGATTGGAGATGATGGAGAGATAAAAGACGGACCACTTAAAGGTTTCTATATCCGCCCAGACATAGATTCTTGGAGAAACTTGGTGCCTGGAAGAAAGTACGTAAAGTACAACGGTCGAGGCCAGTATCAAGAGTCTGACGAATTTAAAGGTACAGTAGTTGACTGGGCGGAAGGCACTGAACTCTACGAACTTGGCCATACGCTTGACAGAAACATAGAGTCCGACGAAGACGTCATGGGTATTTTTGGTTCTTCTGAGCAGGAAACTATGGCCCAGTATGGCGAAGAGGGAATATTCCAAGGAAATAGCTCTCGCGGAATTTACAACGACCCACAAAATGACTACGAAACGCCCGTAGAGGACGACGAACACTCCCCGGAAGATGGGACGGCACACATCGGCAAGGTGGTATCGGTTGCCGATGGAGGAGAAAACAAACTTTACGGAATTATTGTCGACGGTAATGCGCCTGAATACGAAGAGTTTGAAAGAGATGAAGACTATCCCGGTGGAACGGGTGTGTCTACCGACGGGGGGCTTGTGGTTCTTGCCACCCACGACGCCGACGGTAAAAAACTTGACAAACCAATAATCGTTGAAGGAACGTTTGGCATCGAAGGCCACCAGGTCACAAACGCTTCGGATGGGTTGGACTTGTTCGGACCAAGAATCAGCGTGTCTAAGAGCGAGGTAACCGAAGACACTTTTAATGAAGCACAAAAACTTTACAAAGAGTTAGACCCGTTCAAAAACGGGAAGGCTGATGCGTTTGACAGAGAAGCCCTAATTCTCTCCAGGGAGTATCGCAACGCAGGAAAAGAAAAAAACAGGCTTTCTTCTGGGGCACGTTTTGCACCAGAGGGAGAGTCCGGCTCAAGACTTCAAAGAAGACTTTCCTCTGGTGAAGTAAAGGGACCACCTCCAACGGGTAGCGATAAGTACAACCGCGAGGAGCAGGTTGGGGCAACAATGAGAACTTACCATTCGGACCCAAGTACTGCAATTATTCCTTCTGAAGCTACAGGAATACTTGGAGACGTTCCTTCTGGTAAAGAGTCGCATGTTCTCAACACTGCAGCAGCAGAAAAGATTATTGCAAACCCAGACATGGAATACTCCGCCGACAACGGTTGGCCCGTTGATGCAGGAAAACTTCTCGACTTCATTGAAGTAGACGATGACGATGCAATTAGAACGCTCCGCGAAATTGGAGACGCTCAACGTATTGCAACAATTCTTGGAATACCAGAAAGCAGTGCTAAAGACATGCTTGACGGAAAGCCTGTCTACATTGGAAGCGGAACAGCCGCTGACATGTTTGACAAGTTGTCCAGGAACAAGCAATACGACCAAAGCGTCGGTGGACTGAATGATGTTGCCAGAGTTTGGGGATTTGATGGCGCTCCTAAATGGGTGCGCCACAGTGATGTAGCAACCCCTGAATTTGACCTTGACGAGAACGACATGGTTACATGGTCTGACGTCAAGTGGGAAGGTCTCTCTAGGGCTGAGTTTGATGCCGAAGTAAAGCGTGGCAAGAACCCACCAGAACCCGTATACACATCTCCTGTGGAGTTTTTCAATGGTGATGCCGTTGCTTCTAACCCTAAGTGGGATGCCCGCGCTGGCTCGTTCAAGAACCCAACTGTGGATTCTGAATTTATAGCAACACCTAAAAAGCTCTCCAGGTCAGAACAACTAGAGCCAACCAGAATGCCTTCACAAGCAAGGGTTGGGCAAACAACAGCAAGAGCAGATAAAGAATTTGCGAAAGAGTGGATTAAGCGTGCTCATGGTGTCAGTGCGGCAAACATGATGGACATCCTTGGTATCCAAAGAGATTCAGAGGGTGAAAACGTTACTAACGCAGAAGTCAAAAAACTTCTTGTTGCTCTTAATGAAATCAGAGAAAAAGCAGGGTTGAAAACCATTGGAAACGATGGTGTGTTCAGAGACCAGACAGTAGTGGACGCAAAGAGAATGGCAATTCCCGATGAGGTTATGCATGCTTTGATTACGTCCGGAAAATTCAAGAACATGAAAGAAGCACTTGCTTCTCTTGGAGACCCAAGGCTTGACTCACTTGCTGCAGAATATGACTCAAGAATGCTTGTTGATGCGGCTTTGATAAGAATCAAAGACAAAATGAATAAGGATGGCGTTGCCGGTGCAAGCAAAATCATCACTGATGCAATGACTACCGCTTTTGGCCGTAACCCAGATAAACAAAAACGAGTAATAGAAGGACGTGTCTCGATTGCCGGAGACATGAAAGAAGACGGAATGATTGGCGACGACAAGATTTCTGAAGTTCTTGGTCTCGTTAACGAAAAACTCACACAAGCTGGATATCCAGAAATAAGCCAAGATGAACTGTTCCCCAAGGACGAAGCTGGTGGATATGTAAACAACTTTAGTTCTGCGGTTCCTGGTTCGCCAAGAATGTCTTCAGGTCAGAGATTTATTGCCAGAAGCTCTTCAAGCAGAAGAGCCGATGCGATGAACGACGCTACCGCTCGTAGAGAAGGCAATGTCGCTCGACTTTCAAGCGGAAACATCCAGTCAATGCCAGCATTCAGAGATGCAGATGGAAAACTGAGCCCAACCAACATGCGAGATGCTGCGGTTAGTGCAACAATTCCAGAAGGTGTAAGAATAAGGAAAACTCCTGGTCAAAACATAGAGGACTTTGAAAAAGCAGTTAAGACGAGAGCAGAAATAGCAGAAACTCTTAACGTAGATACTTCGGCAATAAATGGCTTTAGTGTTTACGACCTTGAAGACGAAATGAAAAAGGCCGGCATCCCAGAAGACGAAGCTGCGGAACTTGTAGACAAGTTGGTTGAACTTGATGATTACATTGATGCAATTGAAGAGAAATTCTCTGAAGCTGAAGATGTCATGGATGCAGCCATCGAAGAAGCTGAAGACGCTCTTGACAAGATTGCGAAGCTAAGAAAAGAGCGCGCTGATGTAATCAAGAGGTACGGAGAAGAAGATGGACAGCCTTTGGTTGAGGCAATCGATGAAAAGATTAGTAAAGCAACCAAAAAGCTTGACGACGCCTACCAAATGGGTATCGGCAACGAAGATGCAAGAATGGGAACTCTCTATTCCCAAGTTGACGAAATTCTAAGCAACAATCGTGGATGGAGTAAACGCTCGCCATCCTCTTATAGGAACAGCACCAATGAAAACCTTACTGCCCTTGAGGCTGCAATCACCAAAGCTGGAGGCGTAAAGAAAGCCGTTCCAGTAACAGGGATTGATTTTGGAGTACCAGAAGGTACAAGACTTTCTTCAGGAAAAGCAGACGAGTATTACCAAAACCTCACAAGCCATCTCATAAACATGATTGAAAAGTCACAAAAAGAGGGCGGCAAGTGGGATGCTCCGTGGCATAGAGCCGGAAACCTTCCAAGAAATGCTTCAACAAAGAACATGTACTCAGGTGGAAACCTGTTTGCTCTGATGCTTGCAGCGGAAGAAAAAGGCTATACAACTCCTCAGTGGGCAGGATTCCAGCAATGGAAGAAGCTCGGCGGAAGCGTTAAAAAGGGCGAAAAGGCAACCATCATTCTCATCCCGAGACAAATGTTTGGGGAGGAAATCGACGACAATGGCGTAAAAGTTCGCAAGTCAAAGGGGACTTTCTTCTCTACCGCTCATGTATTTAACTTTGACCAGATTGAAGGAATTGACCGTGAAGAGTTCTTAAAGGCTCCTGCGGACGCCCTCACTCCCGAACAAAGAGTCGGGAAACTTGAGGACGCAATCAAAGAGATTGGCGCAACAATCAACACCGGAGACGGCAGTAGGGCTTACTACTCCCCACGTGAAGACCATATTGTTATGCCTCCATTTGAACTGTTCAAATCCCCAGAAGGTTATTACGGAACCCTTGCCCACGAACTGGTCCACTGGACTGGACACTCGTCAAGGCTTGACAGAAAAAACATGAACCAGTTCGGTTCACCCGATTACGCACGAGAAGAACTCGTTGCGGAATTTGGTTCAGCATTCTTGTTGGCCATGTTCGACCTGTCTGCCGAGCCAAGAGAAGACCACGCCCATTACTTGGCCAGCTGGCTGAAGGTTCTTCGTGAAGAGCCGAACGCCCTTCAGGAAGCTTCCATAAAAGCTCAAGCAGCATCAAATATGCTTATCGCACAGATGCAAGCAGTCTTGAAAGAGATGGGTCTTACCGCATCGGACGCTGAGTCGGCAGTCGATGTAAAGAGTTTGCAGATTTTCAATGACCCATTGTATGAAGTCAAAGATGCTTACATTGAGTGGAGCAGCGACCCGTTCAATGCCCCGTTCTTGGTTAAGTCTCTTGATGACAAAAAACATTCTTCGGGTCTTGTCAATAGAAGTTGGGAAAGAATTGCAGAAACAGCAATCTTCCTTGAGCGTCTGAGCAGAAGAAAAAAATAACAATCAACACACATACACCGCGATACTTACTCAAATGATACGTTTAGAGTATAATTTTACGGTACTTACGAATTAGGAGTCATCTAGTATGAACGATGAAATGAACAATAGCCTTAGCGTTAGCACTGAGGGCGAAGTTCTGAAGTGCGCAAAGGGCGCAGATGTTTCCGCATGCGGATTTACTCCTGGCGCAAAAGTGTGTGGGAAGTGCGGAGCTATGCCGGTTCAGATGAAGATGGTGCCCGTGGATGACGCAGAAGATACAGAAAAAGAGGAAATGGACGACGAAGATAGAGCAACACCTGCTCCTCGTCCAGCAGAACCTGTTGCGATGGAAGATGCCGGCATGGAGCCAGAACAGCTTGAAGCGCCAGAAGAAGAAGACGAAGACCTAACCGAAGAAGAAAAAGGTCTCCTTCAGATGCTTCTCAAGAAGCGCAAGAAAGCTACCAAGGGTATGGACGCAATGCCAGACGAAGACATGCTCGAAGATGACGAATCTCTTGATGAAGAAGAGAAGGCTTTTCTCGCGCAGGTCAATAAGAAGCGTAAGGCCCGCGGTCTTGCGGCAACAACAAACGGTTTCAAGGGAATGAGCATCGAAATTGAAGATGATGAAGACGAGGAAGGCGAAGACGGGGAAGAAGACATGACCGAAGAAGAAAAAGAACTTCTAGCGACAATCAACAAGAAGCGCAAGGCTCGCGGTCTTGCTTCAACTTCAAACGGATTTAAAGGAAAAGAAATGGCCGAGGACGAAATGTCCGAGGACATGCCTGACGACGAAGAAGCCGAAAAGCAAATGATGCTTGAAAAAATGCGCAAGAAGCGCATTCAGTCAATGGGGATGAAGTCGGAAGACTTTGGCACTCGTGGATATCTTTGCGCAATTGAAAGAAAAGCTTACCCAGGTGGCTCTTCTGTTTGTGATGACTGCCCAGGTGGATGCATCGCTGAAAAGGGCCTTCCTGGACTACTCCATGTTGAAGGCATTGCTGAGCAAATGTTTGACGGAAAAGTTCTTGACTCTGGTTACTCGGCGAAAGCTGACATGTACGTTATCGATGTGCAGACAAAAAGTGGCTCTGTAAATGAAGTATTCATTGACGGAACAACCGCCGAAGTACAGGGATTCCACAAGCTTGACAACTCAGTATTTGAGCAGAAGTCAGCACAGGGTGGAATTGAAATGATTCAGTTCCACGAAGCAGCAGAAATTGCAGTCAAGTCAATCGATGGCCATGTCATTGGTGTTGAGCCAGACTCGTTTGAAGGAATCGATTCCTACGCAGTAGAAATTGACGGCTTTGACGGAAAGTCTTACGACGTCTTTGTTTCTCTTGATGGTGAAGTTCTTGGATACGACAAGTACGAAATGGACGAAGCAGAAGAGATTGAAGCAGAGGCTGCAGAAATTGCACTGAAGCGCGCTTTTACTGACGACCAACGCAACTCAATGTCGAAAGAAGGCACTGCGATGGCCGACGGTTCTTTCCCTATTAAGAGCGAATCAGACTTGCGTAATGCAATTCAGGCTTATGGTCGTGCAAAAGACAAAGAGGCTGCAAAGCGTCACATTATGAAACGGGCAAAGGACATGGGCAAAGAAAGCCTCATTCCGTCTAACTGGGTCATGGGTGGCGGAACAGAAAAGAAGAGTGACACCGTGGACGCAGGTCTCATGGCTTCGCTGATTGAGTTTGAACTGCTTCAAGCCGAAACAGAAATCAACTAGAGCAAGGACGACCCGACATGACGGGTACGTTTAAGACTAAAACAAGAGTCTATACATCACCTGAATTTTTTACCCCAATATCGGGCCGCAAGAGTTTTGTGGACGCCGCTGTTGACTTCAGACGCGGCCTTATTGAGAACTCTTCAATGGCTGTGCTTAATGCCGACCTTGCTGTCAAGGCGGCAATGGGGGCTGGGCTTTCTTCTTCTGCAGCATCTATTGGGCAATCCGCTCAGGATGGTTCACCCGATACAGATGGGAAGAAGCGCGTCAACAAAGGCGGCGTTCCCGGCATGGACGAGGACGAAGAGGGCTACAGGTACATGCCTGAATCCACGTGGGGTCCAGACAAGGTATTAAGGCTTTTTCCATCAAGAGAAGAAAGACAATCATCTAACAAAGTTCCCAACTTTGGTTTCGTTGACAAAGAGCCGATGTTTACTCCTGAACAGTTTGTTCAACAGGTGGAGCAAAAACCAAAAATAAGAATGTCTAAGTACAAGATAAATACTCGTACTGGTGAGCCCATAGAAGACACGGAAGTTGAATTTGACCGAATGAGGTTCGGTAAAACTTTTAAACTCAACCCGGATGTGTCGAATGAAATAGACGAAAACATGTCCGATGAGGAATCTGGCGAAATACAGGAAAAGAGCCTTGGCTCAACCCTGAAACAAAGAATGCCTGGGGCAAGTATTGCTGGGCGGGCTGCTGCTCGCTTTGGTGTAATCATGGATGAACTTGGCAAGATGCGTTGCCCACCGGGTACGCCGGCAGCAAACCAGTTCACGGACATGACTGGTTCTAATTGTTTTGGAACAACTCCAGGAAACATAATTTCTGAAGCAATCAATCTTGCTCAAAGACTTGTTCCAGAAAACGACCCAATGCGTTCTTCTGGCTTTACCAGAGGGATAGCAAACTTCCTTTTCGATATGGAAAATGGAATCTTCGGCAACAACGTCTGGTATCACGCAGACGGAACGCGAATGAAACACGGTGAGTGGCGTAAGTTCCGCGAAGCCGGTGGTGTTGCGAAGAACGAACGCTGGATGGTTAATGGAGTAGAGCGTGTTCACGCTGAACTAGATGCCCAAGATGCTCGCATGGCGGACCTGTACGCAAAGCTTGGCGTAGATGTAAGTGATGCAAGCAAAGAAACAAACGAGCACCTATACGAAGCGTTCAAAAAGCTCAGAGAATCTGGCGTAATAACAGCCGACATACTTGGTAAGCCAACCCCGGCTCAGGTTGAAGCAATGATGGTTGCTCGCCTAAAAAACATGGACGCCCATTGGATTGCTCGCACGGACGAAGAGAAAGAGATACTTCTCAAAATAGAAGTTCAGAGATACAGGGAACTTGAGCGCGCACACCTTGAAGCCTTCTTGGACGAGGTGATTAAGAACCCGGAGCACATGAAATCAATACCTGTAATCAGGATGATGCCAACAGGCAGGGACAGGGCCTCCTACGCAGTTACGGGCATAGACCCCAGAACTGGGAAACCAGTGGGTTCAATAGATATTGACATCCCTGCTTCAATGGCATTCCAGGACTCAATGCTCCCAAATCTTTCTCCTGATGAAAGATTGAGAATATGGGCTGAAGGCGGACAGTCTGACGCTTTAAGGGCGATGGCGGTAAAAGACTTTTTGGTTAACTCAAACTCGCACGCCGGACAGATGATGGCAATGGTAGATGGCGGTCGCGGACTTGGCCGCCACGACATGAAGCATGAAATAGCACACTCAATACAAGCTGCAGCAATATTTGAACACATGAAACGCGAGCTTGACGCTAGAGGCTCACTGTTAATTCCAAGAAAAGACAAAACACCTATAGAGATAAACAGCGTTGACGAATTAACTGCTAGTCACTTAATGGCGTTGATGATTAACGAAGACTATATGGGGATAGACCTTGAGACTTTGAGCAATCTACGCTCTAGGGCTGACGTCGTAGCTTTTCTTGCCGGTAGATACATCGACGATGTTAAAGCTGGGTATGGAGACAAGAGGCGCGCTTCCGAAATAGGTGCAGAGCTGTGGGCACTACGTAGTTCTGGTCTTGTTTTTGGAGACGACGTAGATGCTGCTCTTGAGTACATGGACGACATTGCGTCTGGAAAAATAACTATAGATAGAGACGTTTCTGACAGCATTCTGACAAGAAGAATCTACGAGGACCATCTTGATGGCTCAAGAAGAGTTCGTGAAGCCAGAGAAGCACGCGAAAGAGATGCTGAATACAGAGACGCGGCAGAAGCTGAAGCAGCAAGACTTGCAGAAGAAGCAGGCTCGGCTGATGGAGAGTTTTTTGATGCTGACGGACGAGCTTCGGAAGAAAGAATGTCTGCCGCAAGAGAGGCTTACGCTCAAGAAAAACGGGCTGAAGTAAAAGCTACAAAAGAAGCTGCCAAAACAATGACGGAAGAGGAAATGATTGATTTCCTTGCTTCTTCAACAGAGTCTTCTGATGCTCTTAGTGAACTTCTTGATGCAGCCGACGATGCTGGCGAAGAGCCAAGCTGGATGAGCGTTATGGATAGAGACACTCTGGATTCACAAACAAAAGCCGTTGCTGACGAATGGGTAAAAAGATTTACCGTTAGAAGAAGCCCTGAAGCAATGGAAAAACTTCAGAAAATGATTGATGAAAAGCGCGAGTCAAGAGGAACCCTTTCTCCAGAAAAAATAGAAGAGCGCAGATATCGCGAATTCATGGAAGGTGCTACAGAGCGTGCCAAAGACATGGATTTGGTAGAACTTGTTCAACACTATTCAGACTGGGAAGAACTTGCCACCGGAGAAGGTGTAGACGGACCAGAACGTATTCGCAGAAAAGAAATGCGCGACATGTATCGCGACGAGTACGTAAAGAGAAGAACCGAAGGGCCAGATTCGGTCTCTAAAGAAGATGCACGTAAAGAATTTAATTCAAAGTTCAAAGAAATTCGCAAACCAAAAACCGTTGCCGAAAAAGAAAAGAAAACGCGCGTAAAACCAAAGAAGTTCACAAGCCACAAAGGCAAGAACGGCGCACATACTTTTGCCACAGAAGAAAGAGCCCGCCTTATGGAGGGTGCAACGACAGCCGAAAAAGTTGCCTTTGTAGAGATGGGCAGTGGCGACACAGATGCAATCAACATGATGATTGGTCACGACGAAGGAATGGCAGCAGCTAGGGCAATACAGAGAAGAAATACACGCCTTAGGAAAAACGGAATCTTGCCGGATGGCTTAAACCAGCACGAGGCTTCGATTGAAGAGCAGATAGAAAACTTCTATATCCCGCTTATTGAACTAATGGACAAATCCTCATTGTCTCAAACTGTAGAAATGTACATAGACAGCGATGACGACGCCGCAAAGTATGTTGAAGAATTACTCAACGGCGGCATGCCAGTCGGTTCTGGCGGAATTGGAACAGGAACCCTAGTAACCGACAAGACTGACTTCTCGGACGGCAAGAAGATAATAATTCGCGTGCCTGAAGGTAGTAGGGCTTTACTCCCAGACTGGTCGTATTATTCTGAATCCGATAACGGAGAACAGAAGATGATGATTCCGCCATCCAAGTTTCACTTGGTTGAGATTCGTGAAGACGGAACGGTTATTCTTGAGGTTGGCGAGCAAAAAGGAACAGAAGAAATACTCAGGGAAGCAGTAGGGCAGATTGGTTACAGCGTCGGCGATGGAGACCGTGCCTACAGAGAGGGTCTTCAGAAAAAAGTCAGCAAAATTGTTGATAGAAGAATTGCCGAGCGTCGCAAACAAGGAATGTTTGACCCAAGGAAGAACTCCCCAATTGAGGAAGAAAGATTTACCACAACAGCAGATACCGCCGCGTCTGGCGCTGGATTTACCCCCGACTCATCACCGCGACCACCACGTCGTGCTACCCCACGTCGTTTTGCTACCAATGATGACGACATAGGGACTGGCGACTTCGACGACGATTTAAGTCCAGACGAGCGCAGATGGAGAATGGAAGAAATGCGCAGTAGGGGTAATGACAGGCTCTCTTCTGGTGCCAAATGGGGGCAGATGCCTTCAAGTAATGAGCAACTTGCCCGCCTTCTTGAGCCATCAAATAATGACGGTTTTAACGAAATATACGGACCTCCACAGACACGCGAAGAAAGAATCACACAGATGGCTGAGATGCAGTCAGAAGTAATGACGTCACTCCGTGAAATGTTTGACAATGTTCCTGGAGCCGGCGACTCTCTTGGTCTTGACCTCACACATATTGACCCAGTGCTTGCTGACTTTATCAAGAACTCTTCAGACGAAGAGATTTATAAACTTGTAGCAGAGTCTGCAAAGAATCTTCACGAAAGCTTTGATGCACGACCACGAGTCAGAATGAGACAAGACGAGCTTGACAAGTTTGCCGTCAGTGGTAGATACGGCAGAGAAGGTTCTTTTGATACTGAGCGTCTGTCTTCCGGTTTGGTTAAAAAAGGAATTAAGGCTCGCGCCAAAGAGCGCGCAATTGAAATGATTTCGGAGCGCATTGGCAAGGACGAAGATTCAAAAGAAATTGCAGAGATGTTTCTTGGTACTGTCTCTGCTCTTAAATTTGGCCCAGAGGCAGCTTTGACGCGCCTGGCTATAGACCTCGGAAGAAGAGGGAGCAGGGACATTGCAGAAAGAACTGTTCAGGAACTCATTGACCGCGGAAAAATAACAGACGAACAGGCAAAGTCTATTCTCTCCAAGCTGGACAAGATTGCACCGGACGGACTTCCAGAACCGCTAAAGCGTGGCGTTGGGAGAGCAGCAAGAGCGACAACGGATGCCCTTGATACGCCAGAGAACAGAGACCGCCTTGAAAGAGCCCGTGAAGCAGCAGGAGACGCCGCTGGGAGGGCCCGTGAAGCAGTTGGGGAAGGCGCTCGCAATATGGCCGAGCGTGGGCGTGAGAGGCTTAGGAAGCTTCGCGAAAGAGACGATGCAGGAAGTCTTCCTTCTGCTTCGGATGATGTTCCATTTGGGGATTTTGACCCCGCCGATGCTCCTGTTGACCCATTCTCTAGCGGAAGAAGACTAGATAGAAGAGTTTCTGGTTCGGATGCCGGCCGTGAACGCATCATGGAGGGCGCAAGTGTAACCCGCACCCGTCTGAGCAGTGGTGGGGCTCCAAAGAAGGACAGGCCGAAGAAACCAAGTAGACCAAGAGACCCGGACAACGGTCCAATGACTGGGAAGTTTATTGACATATTCCGTGGTGTTCAGTCATACCAGGAAATGCTCGACAGATACAACGAACAAGAAGTCATCTTCTTTGACTACGAGACAACGGGTTTTAGTCCTACGGACGATAGGCCTGTTCAGATTGGTGCAGTAAAAATGAAGGGTGGGAAAGTCATTGAAAGATTCAATGTTTTTGTTAACCCCGAAAAAGAACTTAGCGACTGGTCAAAGGAAAATCTACTTAATGCTGACGGTAAACCTCTAACCAACGACTGGTTATCAGGTCAATCTTCAGTCAACGAAGGCCACCAGCAGCTTATTGACTTCTTTGGCCCTGATGCCCTCCTTGGTGGACAGTACACGCCTTTTGACCTTGGCTTCCTTGAAGAGTCACTAAAGAACGCAGGAATTGAGTGGACCCCTGCTGGGGTTATAGACAGCAAGGCCCTTGCTGATGAACTTCTTCCAAGATGGACAGCAGATGGCGGAGACGGGCCATTTGCTCTCAACCCAGATGGCACAAAGTACGCAACAAATAGCCTTGGACCATTATCTGAGTATCTTGAAGTTGAACTAACTGCATGGCATACAGCGGACGCAGACTCAGAAGCATCAGCAATGATTGTTCAGAAAATACTTGAGCGTGCAGCGGAAAGAGAAGACACTCCAAAACATCTACTTGACGTTGACAACCTTCCGAACGTTGTTACCGAGCGCAAAGCAAGACACAAGCTGGAAATGGACAAGTACTTTGCCGACATGAAGCAGTACAAAATCGATAACGACGCATATGAAGCCTCTCAAACCGGAGAAAGACTTTCTTCGGGAGAAACCCTTGGTGGCAAACCAGAAAAGACTGTCCGTATTGATGAACTTCTTGCTGACCCAGCAATGGCTGAAGAACTGCGCAAGAGAAGCGCAGACGTAAAGGCGCTTTCTTATAGCGAAAGAGAAAAAAGGTTTACTGACCCCAACGACCCCGATGCTGTTTATGTGGTTCACTACGGAGCAACAACACTGGAAGGTGGACAGCTAGACCCATCTCGTTCACGAGGGCAAGTAGGCGCAGGAATAGCCGGAAACACTCGTCAAATAAACGACGAGACAGCTAGGTATATGGTTAGCAAGCGGGATGACGCAAAACGAGACCTTTCCATTTTGGAAGAAATGAAACGTCAGATTGAGGCTGACGGAATTATTGACTTTGAAGCAATCGCAGCAACCGACTCAAGGGATTCACTCAGGGCGGGAAGAGCAAGAATGCTGCTGGGCCTTAATCGTCGTAACCTTGACTATGAGCGCTCGACAATAACGCCATCCGACTGGCAGTCCGCCAATCTAGATGGGGCCATCGATGACCAAAATAGAGTCATATCCAGACTTGATAAAGTTGCTGACCAATTAGTCGCAGATGACTACCAGTACACGAGTACGTACAGAGCCTCTTCGGCACAAGATTTGTTTGGTTCCTATGGAGGAAGATACGCAGAGAACGACTCTACAGAGTGGGGCGACGGAGCAGAGCGGTCGCCAGATACCGGGATTCATATATTTAGAGTAAAAATAGGCGAAGATGCAACCGAAGAAAATGCGGTTGGAGAGACACACCTAGTTGGCAAACACACGCCCATTGCTTCTCTTGTTGCTAGCAATGACGCATCGAACAAAAACCCTGCACTGGACACATGGACCGGATGGATGGACATGGCGATTGAGGCCGACATCAAGAAGAGGTCAAGTACGACTGAAACAAGATTGTCCAGCGGAGAAGGCCCACGCTCAAAGAAGCCAAAGCGCGTCAAAAAGTACAAGGGCTACACATTAAACGAGCCGGACAACCCAACCACCAAACCGGGAGAATATCCTGATGATGTAGTTGAGGCTGCCACAAAACACAGAGCCGAAATAGAAAAAGTAGAAGCGGAAATCACTAAACTCCTTATTGACCTTGCTGAAAAAAACAAGGCGAATATGGAAGGTCTTGATTTCAGGCTCAAAGCCCTAAAATCTCTAATTCGTAAAATAGCCGCAGAAAAAGACAGCGAGCATGGCGGCGACGCAGACAAAGCAGCAAAAGCAATGTCTGATGTTGTCAGATACACGATGTCCTACGAACCGGCGGATTACATTGCTGGCGTCAAGGACGTTATTGCCGAAATGCAAAAACTTGGGTATGACCTAAGAGTAAAGAACTACTGGAAGGGCGACGACCCATACCAGGGAATCAACGTTGCGGTAACCCACCCCAACGGAACCCAGTTTGAACTTCAATTCCACACTCCACAGTCCGTTGCTGATAAAGAAAAAATTCACTTAATCTACGATAACTACAGAACAGAAACAGACCCTAAAAAGCGCTGGATTATGTACAACAGAATGGTAAGAATAGCCAACAAGATTGGTGTCCCAGTTCCGCCAGATGAGTTGCTGGAAATTGGTATTGTTAAAGAACAGCCATTCACCCCGAGGTAATTATGAAAAACAGATTCTTTACAAAAGGCGAAAACGTCAAACTATTCATGTTGTCCGTAGATGACGAAAAAGAAGAACTCTATGAGTACTTTCTTTCCGATGGCAAGTGGGAAGAAACCGCAGACCTAATGAAAATCATAATTGACGGGTTTCAGGGAATAGAAGAAATAGACGAGAAAAAAGCGTCCGAATTATATAAAGACAAAGGCTTTGATAAAGCAATGTCTGGATTAGGTAATTCAGATGGCTGACGAAAAACCAAAAGAAGAAGAATCCTCAAAGAGGGTTGCTGACGCTGCTAGGCGAGCCTATGAAACACGCATAGGCATAGGGCCGGAAGTCGACGATTCGTTTCGCCCTGTAAGTGGATACCTTGTGAACAGGTCGCAGGATGCCAAACGAAGAGTCATGGCTAAAAGCAATGTCCCGGAGGGCATGGCTGCGCCGTTCGAGACTTCTGACGCAGACCCGTCAGGCACGGACCTTTCCGTTCAGGGGGAGATAGAGGTCATCCTCAAGCCCGGAGTGGCTAAAAGAACTTCTTATACGCGAGGTGATGCTGTATCTACTGGCGGTAGAGCAGTGGCGATGAACTCGGACCAACAGGAAGACATCCTTAACGCAATAATTCACGATGACGGTCCTAACGCCAAGAAGACAATGGCAAGAACAATGCTTGGTCTTCTGAAAGCCTCACTAGACGATGACCACTCTGGGGTAACGGCACTTCCCGATTCGAAGGGGAGACTTACTCCTGTAGATAAAAAAGACCCATCTGCCCATGAAAGAAAAAACGAGTCCTACGAGGCAATGATTCTTGGTGGGTTTGATGCGGAAGATGTAGAAGGAATTCATTTCCCTTATTCAAAAATACAGAAATTGGCCGAAGACGAAAGTGTTGTTGATTTCTTGAATAATAACTTCATCTCTTCACGTCTTAAAAAACTGAACAACAGTGCGGAGTCAGCGAGAATATTCTCAAGTCTTCCATCGGCATCGGAAATGAAAACAGAATCAATAACGGCACTGAAAGAGTTCAGGGCTGCCAAGAAGATGAAAAAGATGTACGAAGGGATTGGGGTTGACTATATAAAAATATCCCACCCAACCGGAGTAAATATTGAAGACCCAAGAACCTATGACAGAAACGCATCGCCACTTGCCGATGTGGAGTCAATACTTAAAGCAAAAATAACCAAAGAAGTAGATGAAGAAATACAGAAGTTGTTTAAAAAGAAGTCCGGCATGAAGGAAGAGAAGTAATGGGCGCTGTATTGGTTGGGACCGCTGGAGACAAGAAGCTCTATTACGTTGTTGATTCTAAGGACCCATCAAAGGATGGGATAGTTGAAGACCCGGATGGTTCCACGCACGAGATTTCCTTTTTCTCCTACATAGGAAAAACAACAAACATACGCCCGCTGAGGTCTACTGAGTTTCACAAGTTCCTATGGAACGAGCCCGAAGAAAAAGACAAAAGGCGCTGGATGGAAGTTTTTATTCAAAAGCTTGACGACCCTGACAAAAACATGATGGAAGGTGTTGCTGTTCAAGAATCAACAGGCAAGGCCAGAAAAAAGAAAACAAAGATTGACAGCAAGGTAAATGCGTTTATTAACAATAATCACGTTAATAATTCTTCTGGTCTTCAGTTTTCGACTAAAATGGTAGTATCTGATAGCAAACGCGCGCAAAAGAATTAAACAGGACGGAACGAAATGTCAATAGATTATTCGGAAAAAGCTGCCGGTGAAGGAGTCCTCCCCGACTTTCTGCCGCAGGAGAATATAACTGGCGACGTCCTCAAGGGTCGTGGTCCACGTAGAGGAAACCTGGAAAGACTCTTGCGTTACTGGCGACCAATCATGCGCAAAGAGGGTGGGTTTACCCGTTGCCGTGTTATTTTGGCTAACCATCCTGAGCTTTTTCCACTTGAACGCATTTGTGCTTGGTTGCATCATGAAACTACTGGTCTTTGGCCCAATGAGGGTTGCCACCATCCTGGCATGAAAAACTGCAAAGGCAAGTTGAGAAAACTCATGACCAGCGATGCGGCCTTCCGTAAGAAGTTAAACAACCTTGACAATGTCCGTATTCCTGGTGGGAAGAAGTCCGCAATGGCGGAAGATGACGTGGACCACTTTTACAGCATGCATGACCACTCAAAAATGGGCGAAGATAAACCTGTGGTAACAGAAGATGACATTATTCATGCAATGAAAGTTCTTTCTGATTTTGTTGAAATGGAAAAAGGTTTTGCCGAGTACCTTCGTGATGAAGAGAACTGGGAAATCGAAGGAGAAGATGTGGATGGCAAAATAAAAACTTTCCCATTTTCTTCTATCGAAAGAAAGAGCGACTGCTGCGGATAAGCAATGACGATTGATTCATGTTGTGACGATAGGCCCACACGCGTAACGAGGGTCATACTGGGGGCTTCTGTAGAGAGAAGCAGGCCTGCCATTGTCAAAACAGCAATGGCTAATACAAAATTGGTCATTGACTACAAGGCTGCCTCCAATCGTAGCGGCACTATAAGAAACTTTTCTAGCAGCAGAAACGCCATAAATGGTTCATACAGAGTAAAATCTGCCGCTTTAAGTACGCTGGCTTCTTTGGCTATACCTGGTGACAGTGACCCAATACGTTCCCCTATACGTTCGACCATCTACAGAACCCTTACTCCAGGCAAGCCCGGAATACCTGGAAGCATGCCTATGAAGCCAAACCGTGGCTACCGGTGTCCAGAGGGGTACCAGTACGGCGGAAGATTTACTGACTCCAGGCTTTCTACTTGTGGTTTGAAACTTTTTGACATTCCAAGCCCTCTTGGTTTAGCACTTTCTGCAATAAGAAAGGGCTTTCGCTCCCTAAAACCAGAAAGAGTAACCGGCGGAGTTCTTGGCGGCGTTCCCGGACCGGGAGACCCAACGGTACGCAGAGACCCCAACGTTGTTATACCTAAGGTTTCCACTTTTAACCGTGCAGCATTTCTTGAACAAATCAAACAAATGATTAACGGCCTAAGCACCGCTCAGTCACCAACGGCAAGAATGGTGAGACGAGATGGTTTCGTGCTTGAACCAGTCGTGCCGGCACGTGTTTTGCGCTCGATTCCAGACAACAGAGACATGGAAGGTGCTGCCTACCTCCTTTCGGTTGTTAACGCTAAAGGTTTTGGAAAAGAAGAAATAGGGATGCTCTCCAATACCGGAGTTAAATCTGTAACGTTTGTTCTTCCTGGGGGCTCAACAATATCCCTTGCTAAGGCCAGAGACCTAACTGTTGGTGAAAGAAGAAAACTCGGAAAAACAATACGCACCGCAGAGTCAATGGCAACACCAAACGACCCTACAGGTAACATGAAATACATAGCCGACCAAATGGGTGACGGTATTGCTTATTCTGAATCTTTTACAAACATAAAGAACCCTAACGAAATAATAAACGGCAAACCTAAGTGGGTTAACTACGCTTTCTCTAAAGCAAACATGCCCAAAAAACCAGAACCAGAAACCGCTAGAGAAACAGTAAGCAATGCTGCGGCCGGTAAGAAAATAAAGTCCATAGATGCTGCCATCGAGCATCTTGCAAACGGTGGAAGTCTTTCTCAAATCTCTCCAGAGATATTAGCCAAAGTTTTAGCTAGAAAAGACCTTGTTCAGCTTCAAAAGTTAAACAATAACCAATCTATAGTAATTATAAATGGTCAAAAATATATCTTATACTCCCCCAAATCGGAGTACGCACATCTTGCGGAAAGATTTGCGTCTGACGTCCAGCAACATCTGCGCCTTGAGTCTCCGGACGTCTACCTAGTGGGTGGCGAGGGAAACAAAAGAAAATACCTCATGCAAAATGTTGAGTCCGCACTGCCTGGCTCTGTATTTAATCCAAACGCAAAGATGGCCGACTTCAAGCAACAAGATGTTGCAAAGATGCTGGTTGCCGACTTCCTTACGGACCAAAGAAAAAGAGACCTTGCCTCTATTAGTGCGCTAACAACCCCTGACGGTGAAGTGCCAATGTTCGGACAAAACCCAACATCAGGCCTAACCGATTTAAGCAAAATAGAAATAACAAAGCGCATGAAAATGGCTATAGATGATTTTTACAACTCTGGAACCCAGGTTGACTATTCTGAATATTACTTATCTCTAAAGATTGAGCAACAGCTTGCTTTCAGGAGAGCCATAGAACAGTCAATAACTAGAGCAAAGTCATTTAGGGTTGCTGAACTAAAGAGAAAACTTAACGCAGACGGACTTTCGCAAGGCGAAATCAACCATTTCAAAATTCTTGAAAAAATATACGACTCTCGTCTTGCTGTTTTGGCTTCTAGTAAAAAAATGCTTCTCAACTACTTGAAGGGCATCTAATGGACCTCTTCTCTGTTCTTTACGACCCATCAACATCATCCCCATTTGGTATAGAGGTAGAACATTTCGATGGAACAAAATCCCTTCACGGCCTAAGTACCGCTGGAAGGAGCTGGGCAAATAATGGCGTTACTCCGGAAAGAGTAATACGGACAGGGTTTGCCCCCTACACGAAGTCGGCTCAAGAAACAATAGAACCCGCTATAGACGGAAACGTTGTTCTTTCACTTGAGGAAATAAGGAAGCACGTAAACCCAGAGCTCGTTTATATTGGCAGGATTGTAAAAACTAGAGACTCAGATACTCCGCGCAAAAGCTTTACCATGTCGATGTCCCCAAATCTTTCAAAATCTAGAATTATTGATTACCTTGCTTCAAAATTTTCAATGTCCCTAACCCAGTCATCTGCCATCAACGAAGTAAAGTCGGCAAACATCGGATTCAGCAGCAAGTTAAACACCCTCAAAACGACAAGCGAAGACCCTTCAAAAATGTGGTTGGTTGACCGTGTTGGCTCAATATTGGGCAGAGGACAAATGCGAAGGATTGGCACAAAAGTGAATCCTGACAAATCTAGTATTTATTCTAAAAACAGCAGAATAAACAGAAGAGTTAAATCCTTGATTGGTAACGAAGAAACAGACCTGAGCAATTACCCGGTTACTGAAAGAATAAACATTTCAAGCCTGGAAAGATTCAAGAGGGCATAATCGTGGCCGAGAAGAAAAGATACAAAGCCCCCAAGTTCCAAAAGGCAGACGCAGAGAAGCTGGCAACCGCAATAGGCTGTTCTGGCTCTCACCAGGATGCAGATGGCAAATGGCTGCCGTGTGCAACAGAAGAAGAGATGCAAAAACTCTCAATGGATGCTGAGCCAGATAAAAAACCTATTGGTTTTTATGACAAAAAAGAAGGCAAGCCTAAAAGAAAAAAGCGTGGTAAAAGAAAACGCTATATCGACGACGAATGGGAAAATTTAAAACAGCGGGCTCCTCTTGGTTTTGATACGCTTCCAGACGGAAGCCTTGTGTCTGGCAACAACCCACCCCTCCCAGCAGTCGGAGAGACCGTTACTGCTTTTGGCGGAGGAGTAATCCCAGGAATAACTAACTCTGGAAGCAAGTCCGCTTACGAAGAGGCGACAGACATAAAGGCAGGACGGGCTACAGGTCCTGAATATGTTAGAGACAACGACCCAGATGTTTTTATAGACCCAGAATCTGCAAGATTTAGGTCAAGACAACTTGGATGCATTGGAATAAGCAGAAGAATCTCTAAAACCGGACGAGCCGTTTGGATGCCTTGCACCAATATGAGTGACTATTCAAGGGTTTCTGGCTCTACATCATTGGGTCGTAGAGGTCAAAGACGAGACATGGAAAACACTGTTAGAACAATAGTGTCTAGAGAACTCAAGAAAAACAAAAAATAGAAATCACATTGTTCGTAGAAGTATTTACGCACAATAGTTACTAAATATTGTTAGTTCCACTATTGATGGGGAAATTCTGTTATTTTTGATAGTTAAGGGCTGGGTGCTCACCTAAGTCGCAGTTAACCATCCACAAATAATCTCACAAGAGGTAGGAAAAAATATGTCGGAAGACACTTCAAGAATCAAGGAACTGCAGAGCGCACTCCGCGTTAAAATGGCAGACAATAAGGCTATCGCCGATTCATTCAGAATCGAAGAAGGCGCTGTTGTCGTCACTGCAGAACAAAAGACTGCGTTCGATAAGAACATGCAGGACATCAAAGAAATCAAGGGCCTTATCGAGGGTCTTGAGAGCATGGGCGGAGTTTCCGACTGGGCATCAGAGCCACAGGAAACAGTTGCTGGAGCATTTGCTGCAGCTGCGAACGATGTAAAGCATCTTTCAAGCCGTGAAATCAAGAGCATCGGCGAGATGTTCCTCGATTCCGCAGAATTCAAGTCACTCAACAGTGGCCGTAATGGTGCAAACATGGCTGCCGCATGGCAAGCTGGCGTTTCGCTTACCGGTCTCAATGTCAAGGACGTTTACTCAGCACTCCCATCAGGCACACCAGGTTCATTCGGTACCATTCAGCGCGATGCGCTGGTAACACCTCCACAACGCACAAAGCGCGTTCGTGACTTGTTCCCAGTTCGTAACACGACTGCAGCAGTTATCGAATACTTCCGTCAGATTGGCTTTACTAGCCTTGCAGCTCCAGGAACCGGCGCTTACTCAACCAACAACGCAGCTGCTCCAGTAGCAGAGCGTTCAGGTTCAGCATTCGGAATCAAGCCACAATCAGCATTCCAATTCGTTGGTGAGCAGGCTCCAGTACGCACACTTGCGCATTGGGAAGCAGCACACCGCAACGTTCTTGCTGATGAGCCACAATTGCGCTCAATCATCGACAACGAGTTGATGTACGGTCTCCGCCTTCTTGAGGATTCTCAAATCCTTAACGGTGACGGAACTGGCGAAAACTTGCTCGGTGTTTTGAACACTCCAGGAATTCAAGAGTACGCATGGTCAGACGGTGCAACCACACCAGTCGCCGACACAAAGGCTGACGCACTTCGTCGTGCAGCAACCTTGTCGTTCCTTGCTTACTACGAGCCAACCGGTATCGTTCTTCACCCGAACGATTGGGAAGACATTGAATTGACCAAGGATGCCAACGGCCAGTACCTCATCGCAGTTTCGGTTGCAATGGGTGGCGAGCCAAAGGTATGGCGTATGCCAATCGTTGACACTCCTGCAATTGCAGAAGGTACAGCTTTGGTTGGTGCGTTCGGTACTGGAGCTCAGCTCTATGACCGTGAGCAGTCAAGCATTCGCATCAGCGAGCAGCACTCTGACTTCTTCGTAAGAAACGCAATTGTCATCTTGGCCGAGCAGCGTCTCGCCCTTGCTGTCAAGCGTCCAGAAGCATTCGTAGTCGTAGACTTCGACGGATTCCCAGGATACGAAGCCTAATAATCATTAAGCGGAACCCCGCCTGTACCCTCGAACGGTACGGGCGGGGTTTTTGCTATATACGGGAAGATTGTGTATGAAAGAAAATGAAGCATTTCTATCTATAGGAGAGATGCCACTATTTAATAATCTTCTAGACGAGGTCTTGTTGTTAACGGACGAAGACTGGACCGAATATGACGACCGAAAGAAAACCCGTGGTGCGGCCTCAGCGGTAACCAATACCATCCCATTGATTTACGACTTAAAACACAGGATTGATTCAGGGATACTGCACAAAAACTACGAGAGATTCAGCTCTTACGTAGATGAAGTCATTTTGTCCGCAAGGGGGCACTTTGGTGAATTAAAAGTGCAGCAAGCAATGCTTACTCAACTTAAAGCTGGAGTAGTTATTCCTAGACACAGGGACGAGGGTCGACTAACAGCAAAGACCCATAGAATACATGTACCGGTCATAACTAATACGGAGTGTATTTTTAGCGTTGGTGACGAATCCAAAAACCTACCGGCAGGGCAAATTTGGGTTATAGACAATGTCAACAGATACCACAGTGTTGAGAACCGTGGCAAGAATGACCGAGTGCACTTAATCATAGACGCAATTTAATGTGAGATAATTAATTCATGCCTACCTTAGGGCGAGAGAAGGCCCCATGCTTTACTGCGTGGGGCTTTCCCTTTTGTGCAATGATGTAATATGTAAGAACCCCGAATAAAGAGGACGAAGACCCCATGGCTGAAGAAGGCAAGTGCCCACCAGCAACGCAGGACGTTGCGGTAAACATAAAGAACAGACAGAGCGCTATAAAATCTGCCGCCTATGGCCCCCTTAATCCAAAAGAGCCAAACGAAGCATATTGGAAGAAGAGGGCTAATAAATGGGATGTTTCTGTACCTGAGGCAAAAAAGCAAACATGCGGTAACTGTCTTATGTTTGTTAGAACCCCAACAATGCTCAACTGTATCGAGGGCGGTCTAGGAAACGAGGAAGGGAATGTTGCTTGGGACATCATCAAAGCTGGAGAGCTTGGTTATTGCGAAGCTTTTGACTTTAAGTGCGCTGCCGAAAGAACGTGCGATGCCTGGGTTGTGGGTGGACCAACGGTTGATGAGGGAAAGCTAAAAGAAAAGTCTCTTGAAATGGATTTCATCAAACTTCAAAATACTCGTGTTATTGCCATGGACGCAAAAGATAACGTCGAAGATGTTGAACTCCCAGAATGGGGCGAAGACTATTCCGACGAAACGCTCCTTGGTGAAAGCTCTGTATCAACAAAGTCCGCAAAGCTCAAAGACCCAAAGGGCGGACTGACCCCTGCTGGGAGAAAGTTCTTTAATAGGACTCAGGGTTCGAATTTGAAGCCAGGGGTAAAAGGTGCGGCCGACACTCCAGAGAAGATGAAGCGTAAGGGTTCGTTCCTTACTCGCTTCTTTACTAATCCATCAGGCCCCATGGTTGATGAAAAAGGAAGAGCCACTCGCCTAGCGTTATCCGCTGCCGCGTGGGGTGAAAGAGTTCCAAAGAATGCAGAAGACGCAGCAGCACTTGCGGCTAAAGGCCGCAGACTTCTTGAAAGGTATGAAAATACAAAAAAGAACAAAAAAGATGCGTTTTACGACATTGATTCAAAAGTTTTTTTAGAAATGTCCGACCAGGAAAAAGTAGAAAAATACATAGAGTCGCTTTCTGATGAAGATTTTGAGAAAACGTTTCCGGTTGATGGTGAGATGAATCTACCAAAAGAAGAGAAATGGTTGTTTGACGTCGCCGGAGCATTTCTTCGTAGGGCCGTAACAAATAGAAGAAAAAAAATAAGAAGAAAAGAAACATCTTTAGACATTGAAAAGAAATCAGCGCAAAAAGAAGACAAAAAACCTTTTTGGGAACAAGATTCATCCTCTAAGAAAAAATCTTCCAAATTGACAGACGGTCAAAAAAGAAAAGCAAAAGCTCGTGCTAAAGCAGCTGGACGACCTTACCCAAACCTTGTAGACAACGCTTGGGCATCTAGGCAGAAGCCATGAGCGAGAGATTTTGGTACGGAGCAACAGTCCTCAATGTTGTAGATGGCGACACTATAGACCTAATGATTGACCTTGGGTTTAATATTCATCACAAAATAAGAGTCAGGCTTTATGGTGTCAACACGCCGGAGTCTAGGACTAAAGATTTGAAAGAAAAAGAGCTAGGTCTGAAGGCCAAGGAATTTACAAAAGATTGGCTATCCAAGCACCAGTGGGTTTATATAAACACAATCCCTGACAAGAATGATAAGTACGGAAGAGTTCTTGCAAAGATTTATACAGACGAAGCAATTGCCAGGCCGGAAGTTGCCTGTCTAAACGAGGACATCATCCAGTCTGGATACGCGCGTGAATACTTTGGTGTTGGCGACAAGACATGGACAGAGTTTAAGAAGGAGACTAAGTAATGTCAGAAGAAAAATCAATCCTCGAAATGCTCATGTCTGGTACTCCTGTAAGAATTGTCAACCGTGTAGAGCCACGACATCACGCTCTTTCCCCGGAAGAAAAAGAACTAGCAGATGCCCTCGTGAACATTGCTGAAAGATACGGCAAGTTCAACGAAGACAAAAAAGGTATTTGGGCAGGCTACGACGAAGCGTCAAGCAACACTGTTGCAAGAATTGGTGTTAAGTGCGAAAACTGCGTCCTATATGCGGGCGCTGGGCAATGCCGCATAATCCTTCAGACCGTAGAGCCTGAAGGAAAATGCAGATTTGCCGTCATACCAGATGGTGTAGTACAGATGGCAATGGGCGGCCCGATTATTTAATCGGACACGCACCTGTTGCGCAGTCATCCATATCCAGCTCTCCAGAACCCTTAGGCGTATAGAGAGGGACGGTGAAGTCAACCTTGCCAAGAAGCTTTTCGTATGCTTCTTTTGTGATTTCTTCGTATGGCGCAAGGGCAAAGTTGTGGTCTGCATGAAGCAGGAAAGAAACAGACTTGACAGAGTTGTCGTAGTTATTCTCTAGCCACTCCTTGATGAGCGAAAGCTCTTCCTTGCGATAGTAGACAGTTACCGATACGGCATTGTCTGCCCACTCGGTCTGCATCTTCTTAACCCATTCAAGTTGCTCAACCGCCGTCATGTCTTTTGCAAGAACTGCGTTCTCTGGAGACTCGCATGGGAATTCGACAACGTAACGAGTGTGGTCTTCACGCCCATCAAGACCCATGTCCCATTGAACCTTGTAACCACGCTTGCGACATGCCTCAACAAGAGGGTCAGCCGCACCAAAACGCACACGACGAATGTAGTGACGAGCATATGCGGGATGAATGCCTGGAGTAATTCCCGGGAGAAGAGAAAGAGTTCCTGAAGGCTGAACCGTGGTGAGTCTTACCGACTTGGGGAAAGACTTTTCCTTGGAGTACGCCTCATCAAAATCACGCAAGTTCTGATACGCATCATCAAGCCATGAAACCTGTTCTGCTGAAGCCTGAAGAACGCCGGTAATTGATTGACCAAGACGAGCGTTCTTGCTAACAATTTCCGTTGTCTTCTTGTATGGATAGTTCATGCGAGTGATTTGCTTTTGCACCTTGTAAAGAAGTGTGCTGATTTCTTTGAATTGCTCTAGTGATTCAATGTTCGGAAGGAAGATTGTTGCTAGGTTGCAGGACTCTCCGTCACCAAGTGCGATTTCTGCGCATGGATTAAAGCCCTCAATTGAATTGTCTGGGTTCTTTTCACCAAGACGGCCAGTCGTACGAGCAAGACGACGATTAAGAAGACCGTAAGGCTCTCCTGAGCCGTCGTAGCCCTTCCACAGTTCTGACATGATTTCATCAAAGTGGTCAGCGTAAATACTGTTGTTTGAGTTGGCTCTCCACGCAGGAACGTTTCCTGATGCCCAGTTCTTCGCACGAAGGAAAAGAACGTCATCAGGGTCGCCCATTGCTATTTGCGCCGACCGACGTGACGAGCCGGAAACAACAATGCGACCAATAATGTTGCAAATATCCAATACATCAATAGACCTCAGTTTCTTGCCTTCGCGGTTTTTCATAACTTTACAAATGTCTTCTATGCCGTCAACAAGCGCACCTGGTCCGCTTGCGGTTCCACCAAAAGTCTTTAGCGGTGCACCAAACTCACGAATCAAAATTGTTGAGTAAGAGAATGACTTGCCGGTGTCAAAATATGAACGCAGGACGCTGTGAAGAAGGCGACGCCATCCTTGCCGTGAGTCCGGGACAATAATGTCAGCGTCGTTAGTGCGCTCATGCGTTACGGAAACATTCATCTTCACTTTTGGCAAATCATGAATCTTTGAACGCTCAACAGAGAATCCAACTCCGCCACCAAGCATCAAGTAATCAAACAGAAGTTCAAAGTCCTCTACTTTTTCAATGTTTGTGAAGTAGCAGTTATTAAGAGAAGTGGCGTTGTATTTTTCTACTAACGGTGTTCCGAGTTGCCATAAAGACCTACCCGAAAAAGAACAACGGAGGTTAAAGCAGTGGTCGAATAAAGTTTCTGCTTCGCTTTCTGTAAACGGTACCCCAATGTCAAGTGCGCCATTAATGACGCGCTGTAAAGTTTCTGCCCAAGTTTCGTTGTCACCATTTTCCTTCTGTCTGCTATATGTGCGAAGAAATACAATTTCTCCTAGTCCGTTAAATCCCCAAGGGGCTTTCTTTGTTGCGTAAGAGTCAACGAATAGTTGGTCTAAATGGCTCATTTTTTTCCTGTTCAATATGCCCTAGGTAGGTGTGGGAGTTACTATTGTAACCTACAGGCAAATACTAAAAGAGTCCAGTGTCTAAGGAAGTTTTGGTCTCTCGACTAAACCGAGTCGTTCTGCTTCTCTGTAAGGAATATTTTTGCCTTTTTTGTGCACAAGAACTTTTGCACGAGTGAACGGAGTTATTTGTCTCTCTTCAAATATGTCTTCTTCGACAAGAACTGTTTGAGTGTCAATGATTGTCTCACTAGAACCTTGTCCAAAAATAACAATAGGCGGACCAGAGTCCCCAGTGCAGTCCCCGGTCGCGTGTCCACACACAATGCACGGCTGCCTACTAGCCCCAATTATGGTCGTGTCGTTAAAAATCCTTCGCGAACCGTCTTCGGGCGATGTGTTTTCATAGAAATAGCCCATAACCTATTTTATCACTCTGGCAATTCCTGCATATAAAATCCATTATTATTAATGGCTTCTTTTAATTCAAAATAGGCCTCATCCGGAAGCTCGTCCGAGGACACCGGCTCCGTAAGAGATTTTCTAAGCATTTTGGGGAAACTTGAGTTTCTGAGAACCTTGTCGGCATTGCCCGGATAGGTGAGAATTTCTCCCCATTCGATTTCATTGTCAGCCAGGTACTTATAAGGCAGGGCAACTAGGTCGCTCAGCATCTTGTCGTTGGTTATAGAAGCATGGGCCACGGTTATGCACTCCATAACGCTACTATCTCGCTCTGCGTATACCTTTGCCAGGTCAAGACCCTTTGTCTTGCTGGCATCCCTTGAGCAAAAGCCCTCAGCAATCATGGTTAGGTCCGTAACGCCCCAGTATCTGCGGAGTGCCGTACATAGGTGTCCTGACCTTAAAAGCCTGTCTGAGTGCTCCAGGGTCATCACGGACTTCTTCATCTGACAGACCACTTCTAGACTGTCGTCAATCCAGCCCATGAAGTTGAAGGTTAAATCTTCGCCAACCCCGAACTCCTTGACGGACAACTTTTTAGCTAGCTGCGCCGATGTTATTGCTAGCGCAATTTTACTAAAATTATTGTCGTAAGTTGATTCCACAAAACAATAATAATCACACTTTGGGCATTCCCAGGGGACTTCCACTACCGAGGGGTTCTTGTCGCTATTATGTCCGATATGACAACACAGAAGAAAAAGTCGACCCCGAAGAAGTCAGCCCCTGCAAAGAAGGCTGCCCCTGCGAAAAAGACCACAACAAAAAAAGCTGCTCCTAAAAAGTCTCCAGTCAAGAAGGCCCCTGCCAAAAAGACTGCAGCAAAGAAGAGCACCGCACAGAAAGTGGCGAAGGCCGTTTCTCCCGTTATCAACGTCACAAAGACGTCAACCACTTCATCCACGCCAGGCATTAAGGTAAACTTCAATGCCGCACCGATTCATTCGGCTGTGGATAAAACAGTGGATAACATTTCAGTTGTAATCAACGACACAGTTGACAAATACGAAACAGTTATGGAAAACATCAATCTAGTCTTCCCTGATGAAGTGAAAAAGCTTTCCTTCTTTAAGAGGATTTTCAGACTTAAGAAATAGGCTTAACGTGACTACGGAACACCGTAAATCACCGCGCAAAAAAGTCATCTCTGTAAAAAAGGTCGGCGCATGGGGCTATGTCTCGTACGAACACTTGCTTTCCTGTGGACATGTTGAAACAAGACCAAGAAAAGCATCGACAAAGGCATTGGCATGCGCTTGGTGTTTCAAGTCGGTAAATATGGGCAAACAAATGCTGCAACTTGGTTCTGGAACTTCCTACATTGAAGAAGATTCATCCTCTGAAGAATTTCGCATAAATAGCATCAAGGCTTCCATCGCTGCAAAATTTAATGTCTCTCTTGATTCAGTAGATGTTGTTTCTGCTTTTGAAAATCAAGAATTAAAAATTCAGTACGCAACGGTATTTCTTTCTTCTCTTGACGTAGGTAGGATAACCAAATCGTAAACCGCACCGGAGGAATGAATGGCCGACAAATTTGATGAAGCTCCACGAGATGGTAGATGCAAAGGCCAAGACACCAACATGTGGTTTCCGGTTTTTGGTGCTTCACCAACAAGGGAAGAACGCAAAGCAAATGAGCGCAATACTGCGCAGGCATTAATCATTTGCAAAGACTGTGAACAAACACAACACTGTCTCGAGTATTCACTCCGTCACGAACCATACGGGATATGGGGAGGCAGGACCGAACTGCAGAGAGCAAAACTCAGAGCGGCAAGAAGCATCAGACTCTCAAGAGATGCTCGTATATTTTTCCCAGGAATAGGTACTAGAAATGCAAACGGAGACTTCACCGGTTGGCGTGATATGGATGCGCAGTGACACAACCAAAGTTTAAACACACAGAAGAACTGCTATCTCGCCTGGTCGGCGTTAGGCCTTCTTCTTCCGGATGGGAAGCAAGATGCCCATGCAGGGATGATGACAAAAACCCATCACTGTCCGTCGCCGAAGATAGTAATGGAACAGTTTTGGTTCACTGCCATAGGGGCAACGGCTGCGGAGTGGATAAAATTTGTTCATCCGTAGGGCTAAAGCCGTCAGACCTATACCCTGTAAAAATAGAGAAGAAAGAACGCCCACAAGAAAAAGAAAAACTAACACTGGTTAAAGAGTACGACTACCTCGATGAAAGCGGAACGTTGCTGTTCCAAAAACTCAGGTATGTAAACCAGTGGGGAGTAAAAACTTTCAGACAGCGCAAACCACTGGACAACGGCGATTGGGTTTATTCCCTCGGTGATACACCAAAGATTCTTTACAATCTTCCATACGTTATTCAGGCCAAAGAAGCCAATGTCCCAATCTGGCTTGTGGAAGGCGAAAAAGATGCAGACACACTCATGGACATGGGGATTGTCGCTACTACTGCTCCAGGTGGTGCTGGTAAGTGGCTGGAAATAAATACCGAGTCTCTCGCCGGCGCTACTGTGGAAATTGTCGCTGACAACGATTCGGTCGGCAAGGCACACGCCATTAATGTTTGTGAACAACTCCGCAAGGCGGGCTGTACTGCCACAATATTTATTAGTCCTCACGAAAAAGACGTCACTGACCACTTGCGGGCTGGGTACTCACTAGACGAGCTTGAATACTTTGAACCTTCCGATTTCGTTGAAGAGATTCAAGAAGTAGAAGAAGTAATAGAAAAAGAAAAAGATAAAGGGCAGGACACCCTTGACAGAATCTCAAAAATATTAGCCAACGACGAATTAAACACTCTTCAGAAGCTAGTTAAGGCCTCAACTATTATTAGTTCGTTTTCATCAGACGAAGCACCTGACCCTGGTCGATTGGTTGAATGGCAGAGTTTTCTTGCCGAAACCGACGACGACACTTACGAATGGATTATTCCTGGTCTTCTAGAAAAGGGTGAAAGAGTTATTGTTGTTGCGGCCGAAGGTGTTGGAAAAACAATGCTTGCTAGGCAGATAGCTATTTGCTGTATGTGGGGGATTCATCCATTCACATATCAGCCAATGGACCAAGTACGAACACTTACTATCGACCTTGAAAACCCAGAAAGAATTATTCGCAGAACGTCAAGGGCCATAGGTGCAGCGGCAGCCAATAGGGCAAAAATGCACCGCAGGGTTACTGCTCCTACTGGAAGTGTCGTTATCAAGCCTGATGGACTTGACCTACTCAAGGCATCAGACAGGCTGATTATTGAAGAGCATATTGAAAAAACAAATCCACAACTAATCGTCTTGGGACCACTGTATAAGGCTTTTGTAGACCCGGGTGGCCGAACGTCGGAATCCGTAGCGGTCGAAGTAGCAAAGTATCTTGACTACATCAGAACAACATACGGTTGCGCTCTGTGGTTAGAGCATCACGCCCCACTTGGAAGCAGTATGTCGACCAGAGACTTGCGTCCATTTGGTTCCGCTGTATGGTCTCGTTGGCCAGAATTCGGTATCTCTCTAACTCCGGACCTAACCGCCTCAATGCCTTATGTTTACGACGTTAGACACTTTAGAGGTGCGCGTGATGAGCGACATTGGCCAACTAAAATCACTCGTGGCAAGGAATTCCCGTTTCAGGTCATTGAATTTGCTAAGGTTTCAGGAGAGCAAAAGTGAATAGGCGCACCCAATGGCAGAAGATAGAGGCAATAAGCCTGTAACTAGAGAATTCCTTTCCGAAAGGGATGCCCGCATATTCAAAATGCGACAAGCGGGAACCTCCATACAGGAAATAGCAAGACGCTTTGGCGTCAGCTCAGGCGTAGTCTCCAACGCTGTTAAAAGGCAACTGGAAAAACTAAACAAAGAGGCAATGCTTGCCTATCCAGAAGTTTTAAGAATGGAGCTTGAAAGGCTCGACAATCTTCAGCAAGCAATCTGGCCACTGACTCAACACCGTAAAGTCCGAATGGATGACGGCTCAGAGGTGTCAGTGGAACCCGACATGAAGGCGATTCAGCAGGTTTTGTCCATCATGGATAGAAGAACAAAGCTTCTCGGAATGGACCAAGTTAACCTCAACGTGCAGATGGATGCCAGCATGTCCAGTTCTGACCCAGTAAGAGTAACCCTGGCTGGGGCTACAGCAAAGGGTGAGATAGAAAAGTTCGACCCAGAGTCAGAAGCAAGGAAACTGCTTGAACTTATGGGTGCTTCAGGAATACTCCCGCCAGAGATGATTAGGCAACTACTTAGAGGTGGGGAAATTATCGACGCTGATGTAGTAGAAATAGAGGACGAAGAAGAGGAGACCGAAATCCTCTCTATCGAGAATCGAGAATAGTAATGGCAAAAGATAAAGAAATCAGAGAAGCCATAGACAGAGTCATGGAAGACAACAAAGACATGGCTATTGCTAACCCCGCTACGTCCAACGGGGAAACTGTTGACAAGCAAGTATTAATCAGGGCGTCCGAATATGACCGTGATAGATGGAAGAGTGCCGCTGAAAAATCAGGAACAACACTCTCCTCATGGATTCGCGACTCCCTCAACAAGACCGCAGCGGAAGCTTTGGACTGCGTGCACCCTCTTAATTCGAGAAGATTTTATCCCTGGGCAGAGATATGTCTTGCTTGTAACACACGCTTAAAAGAACATAATCCTAAAACGAGAAAGCAACGCAACAACTAGTTGCACTGGCCTTACCAGGGCTAAAAGTAGAATATCTTTTATGGAAAACACATCCGAAGACGGCGCGTCAAGACGCAAACCCTGGCCCAGCCAAGAAGGCCTTAGGGAAGCCGCAGGCTCTGGCCCTGTAAAGAGGAAGTATTTATCCGACAGAGTTGCTGGACCGAACAGAATCGAAAAGCCCCATAGAACCGAGATTAAGGCTCTATCGGAAAAAATGGAAGACGCCTATATCAGGGACATGGAAGACAAGATTCCAGATGAACCCTTTTCTTCTTCTGGGGCCGACATACAAAGCATTATCGACATGGCTACCCCAACGTCACCAGAGCAGTACTTTGAAATATGGAAGAAGTCAAACCGTATCGACTCAATGAGTGAAGAGTCTGAAAGCAAATTTAAAACCGAATTCGACAAATGGGTTTCCCTGCCAGAAAACAGTGTTGACTTTTCCGAAAAGACTGTTTCGCGAATTAAAGACATCGTTAAATCAGCGATTGAAGAATCTCCAAAATTTAAATGGGCAGTTAAGAAATACGGGTTCCCTATAATTGTTGCAAAAACAGATAGTGCAGAACGGGCAACTATTTCCAAAATAGACGGCAAGCAAGAAGACCCATCCCAAAATACTGGAAATGTCGGGGTCGTATCAGACGCATTCCTTACCAGTATTTCGTTCATGCCATCAGTAATAAATTCTATATATACAAATGGCGATACGCCGGACAGTACGGCAATGACGAGCCGTGCCTCTGTTCCCAAAATGGGAGACCCCGTGATGGACCCATCAATAAACGGACAGATACGACACGAATGGTCTCATCACCTTATTGCTGATGCTCTCAATGATTCTGAAAGAGTAAAAAGACAAAAAAGTCTTAAAGACAAAAACAACGCTGCGTTATTTAGAATTGCAGAAAAGTACATGTCCGATTCAACAATGATGACGAATTTGGACAAAGAGTTTTCTGAAACACCTAACTCCCCAAGAACTATAACCAGATATGCCCATTCAAGCATGTTTGAAATGTTTGCAGAAGGTATGTCTGCTTACCTTCACCCGGATACGGCATTTGAGAGGTTTGTAATGAACGCTGAACTCCGCAAAGACATAGAGACCGCATTGGGCGGTTCCCAAGGCAATAAGCCATGGGAAGAAAACGGTGAGTGAGTGTCAATCATGGCTGGTTACGAACCTGAAGAAGACGAACTCTTCGAAAAGTACCAAAGGTACGTTATATTAAATCCCGGTATACCGGAAGACTATGACACATGGGCCCAAAACCAATCCCTAGGGCAGAGAAGAAAAAAGAAACAACGCCCGAAGAAGTTTACGGAGTACGGTGACTGATATGACACTTCCATTTGATAGCAAAAACCCAGAAAAGGCATTAGCCGCTATGAAAATAGGGACTCATGGTTTTTTCTCGCAGAACAACGACCTGATGGACATGGTCGTCGTTGCTGAAAATAAAAACAATAAACCAAAAGACCATCAAGCAATTTCTGATGAGTCTCTAAAAATAGACCCAAAAGAGTACATGGAAGAAGAGTCGAAAGAGGCTACTTCTTCAGAAGAGCTTTAAGTTCGTCTTCAAAAATGTCAACGTACTCATCGGCGTAGCGATGTTGAAGAACGAGTGAAGCCCTGCGTCTTGCTTCTTGACGTTTTCCTGTTAGTTCTTTTCTGCTTTGTTTTTCTTCTTCAGAAAGCCGTGGTCGTCCACGAACAAGTCCGCGTTTTTTTAGAGTGTCGTACTCTGACATTTAAAACCTCTCTTTTCTAGGTTGACATAAACATATACGCCATCTATTGACAACGCAACCCCAGGCTTGAAATATTCACATCTTTATTTGGGACTTGTAATAACAAGTTTTATTGGTAGGATACGGTCCATGGAAGAATTAGACCGTTTTTTAACAGAACTATCAGAACTGTACTCTTATGACAATTTTTTTAGAGTTTCAGCCGAAAGCGTTATAGACCGCCTCCTTGAGATAAGAAACTCTATGGAGAATATGAAACCCCGAGAGATAGTCATCGACGGGGATGAATTGTCCAAGTATTTCCGCGGAAATAAGCGTTCCGGAAATACCGGCCTTGATGACTAGGAAAGAATACGACCTACCCCAGAGGACGATTGACTTCAAAAAAGACCTGTCGTTTGGGCACCAAGGAGAAGACCTAGTCACGGGGTTTCTTGATTCCTTATCTGCTGGAAGCTTTGAAGTCAAAACTGACAGGTACAGAAACGGGCGGATGGTTGTAGAAACCAATCAAAACCCTAAGGCAATCAAAGACAGCGACGGTAATCCGATATGGGTTCCTAGCGGGATAAACGTAACAACAGCAAAGTGGTGGGTTTACGTATTCGCCCTAGATGGTTCTTTTGTCATGGTTGACACCAGCAGATTAAAGCGGTATCTTCGCATGAACAATAAAAAGTTCAATGAGTCAACCAAGAAACCACTTGGCGGGGCAGACAATCCGGCCCGTGGGTTCTTGTTAATGGCCAACGACGTACAAGACCTATTAATCAATCCTGAATACGATTTGGAAACATAACAATGGAAATGCCAGACCTCCCTCCTGAGAAAAAAAGAGAAGAAGAACGCAAGGCTCTCAGGTTCTGGATTGAGCACTGCCACATTCTTGAAGACAGGCTTGTGAAAGCAAAAATAGAAGCTACGGAATTAAAAAAGATTCTTAAAATTTGGATGCCAGAAGTAATGTCGGCAAGGTCAGAAGATTATTTTGCGGCTGGGTGGCTTACAGACCTAGACATTAAACTTCCAGAGATGGATGAGGACATTCGCAAGGCTGCAGATATCCTTGGAGAAATACCAACGTACTGGGATGGCAATAGCGACCCGGAAACAAACGCAACATGGCGAATATACCCATAATCACTAGGGCTAGTAGCTCAGTGGTAAGAGCAGCACTCTTATAAGGTGTTGGTCGTGGGTTCAATTCCCATCTAGCCCACTATGAAAGGAAAAGATGCCAAGCAATAAAGGAACCATAGGTAAATTTACGCAATCAGGAAACGAGAGCGATGTTGTCTACGTCATATGGCATACATCTGACCCGTCCGAAAGATGGTTTGTAACAATCGAAGAAACTAAAGAGCGAGCAATCCTGAAGTCCCTAATCGACAGACGACCTCACCCTGCCAACCACGGCTTTACTCAGGACGCATGGACGTACGAGGTGGTTAGCGAAAAAACATGGCTAAGAATGAACGCTGGGGGACTTCCAATCCCGCCAAAGTTAATAATGGAAAACACAAACCTAAACCGATAGACAAGAGACAACAATGGCAATAAGAACAGTAAACCACATCCCATTCCACAAGCGTCCAAAGCCTGCTTACCTCATATGGATAAGAGACGACAGTCGCACAAGCAATGAAGCCAAAACGCTCGAAAACTACGACGGTTACAGGCACCTACATACATGGCAAAACAGTATGTGCGCAATGTGCGGCAGAGACGGGGAAAAACTTGTTTTGGACCATTGCCATGAAACGGGTCTTGCTCGTGGCTTTCTTTGCTCCCCGTGCAACATTAAAGAGTCAAAAAGTTTTGGTGCAATCGAGTGGGAGATTTATAGAAAGTTTCCCCCGGCAGTACTGCTAGGGCTAAAGTTCTATTACAACGACTTTGGTCAGTCTCCATATCCTGCTCAACACCTTATTGAAAAAGAAGATATTGAATCAGGGATTGAATCATGGGAAGACGAGACATGTCATGAATTGATAAAACTTTTCTGCAATTACAGCGCTAATCTTCATTGGGTAAATTTATCCGACATGAGATTGCTGATTCGTAAATCTTTTGCACACGTTAGAGAAGTGTCCGGTGTGGAAGTTTTATCAGAAAATGAAAAGGGACGTCTTGCCGCAGCCGGAGCCAAAAACAGATACCTGAATCTTGCAAAAGCCGAAGAAATCAAAGAAGTCGAAGAAGTTGTGGATAAATCTATTTCAACTGAAGAAAATTCTGCAAGAACTGATAGGTA